CGACACATTTAAGACACATTTGGGCTGGCCTTAGTGCTGGCCCTTTTGCCGTTGTGTCAATAGTTTGACTCGTGTTGTGTCATTATTTTGACGCTTGTTGGGGTATTATGTTACCGTTCGAATCACTTACGGGAAGTGGGCGAATCGCCTATCCTCTGTCAAGTTTTTCTTTTGTTTTGCTCACGTTTTGTTACAGTTTTGTACGTTTGTGTAACATTTGATCACATTTTTGCGTGGGACCCTTGACATTACGGGCGAATCATTCTCGGTGGCCCGTTAACCCCACATGAATCCAAAACCAAAAATTACTTTTGCCCTACCCACCACGTTCAAACGGGCGTTATATCTGGAGTACCCACCAAGGTACATATCGGCGGAAATCCGCTTACGTCATCACGAATTGTTACAAAACGGTAATAATACTCACGAAAACACGACAAAAAAGAGAAAATACTTTCGTTGTAAAACAAACGATTGTAAAATAGTTGACAAAAAGTGAAAATAAAGTGAATAATATTCTGAAATATATCCCTATAGTAATATGAGAGAGAGAGTAACTTAAGTTTTAACGTAAATTATTACCACTACGATTTATACTACTAAGCTATATAACGTAAGTCATAACTATAGTTACTCCCCTCAAGAATCACTCCTACAAGTTGAACCAAGAAGTATGAAATCATAGTATAACTTAAGTTCCAAAGTTCTTGCCGATTGACTGTAGGTAGTGATTCCGACTACCCACTTAAGTTACCCCTAATCTTGTCGTTAATAGCCCGTAGGGCGGAGACTATCGTTATGATCCCAGCATTACCCTACAGTAAATTAGTAGAGAAGCACATCTTGGAATGTATCCAAGGTGGCATTGGTATTCGTCAAATGATTGCCTCAATGCAACACCTACAGGATGCCCCAAAGTCTTTATCCACTATGTACAAAATCTATGGGTCGTTCATTGAGATGGAACGAGCGAAGATCAATGGTGCTGTCGGTAAGAAGGTCATAGACCAAGCCTTAGATGGTGACTTTAAATCACAAGAGTTGTTCCTACGATCTAAGGGTGGCTGGAGTCCAACTCAGACTAACATTGAAGTTGAACAAGAGACTGACCCCGAACTAGACGAGAGTGCTACCGATACACTCATGTCGCTACTTGGATACAACACTGATGCCACCGAAGAAGAAACAACCTGTTCCTGTGAGGAAGATAACTGCCGATGCTCTTAGGGGATTACCCAAGAGTAAAGTTAAGGACATCTTCGATCAGCTAGGGCCACAGAAGACTGAGGAACTTAAGCATGACTGGATGTTTTGGGCGAGGGATAACCAACTTGAGCCTAGTGATCCCGATTGGAATGTTTGGTTTATTAATGCAGGTCGTGGATTTGGTAAAACTCGCTCTGGTGTAGAGTGGGTACGAGAGAATGTTAAGCGTGGTGTCAAACGTATTGCTGCTGTAGCTTCCACTAACTCAGATATTGAACGAGTTATGGTCAAGGGTGAATCTGGTTTCCTATCGGTATGCTGGAAGGGTGACAAGACATACGCAGGTAAGAAGATGGGGTTCCCTGAGTGGTCTCCAACCAAGCGTACACTAACATGGGAGAATGGAGCGCAAGTACAGTTCTTCTCCGCTGAGGAACCTGAGCGTCTCCGTGGCCCACAGTTTGAGTTAGCATGGTGTGATGAGACTGCTGCTTGGAACAAGGACATGGACACTTGGCAGATGCTACAGTTTTGTATGCGTCTGGGTAAACACCCAAGGATCATGGTTACGACCACTCCTAAGCCCACTAAACTTATTCGTCAGATACTCAAAGACCCTAAGACTGTAGTTACCTCTGGTAGTACCTTTGATAACTCAGCCAACTTAGCTAGTACATACCTCACTGCTGTTAAAGAGCAGTACGAAGGGACTAGACTAGGTAGACAAGAGCTTTACGCTGAAGTCCTAGAAGAAGCTCAAGGAGCCTTGTGGACTACCGTAATGCTAGATGATGCCTCAGTCAAACATGAGGCTGTCCCAGACCTTTCCCGTATTGTCGTTGCACTTGATCCCGCTGTTACCTCTAATGCTGAGAGTGACATGACGGGTATTATTGTCGCAGGTATTGACATTAACGGTATTGCTTACGTCCTCGGTGACTATACTGATAGGTTATCACCACAGGGTTGGGCATCTAAAGCTATTCAACTGTATCACCACTACCAAGCTGACCGTATTGTAGCGGAAGTTAACCAAGGTGGTGATATGGTTAAGCAGACGATCCACGGAGAAGACCCTACAGTGCCGTATAAGGCTGTTAGAGCATCCCGTGGTAAGTTCGCTAGGGCTGAACCCGTATCGGCACTGTACGAGCGTGGTTTAGTAAAGCATGTGGCTAATCCCCCTGATGGGGCTTCGCTGAACGAATTAGAAACACAAATGAGAACATGGGAACCACTAGGGTCGATTGGCTCCCCAGATAGACTTGATGCCTGTGTATGGGCAATTACAGACCTCTCACTTAACGGATATGCGAAACCCAAACTGACCCTCGCTTACTCAAGTGCTAAGGGACTTTCACAGAAATAATAATGGAACCTACCTCATGGTTAAGAAGCTCTCAGAGGCCAAAGCTAAGGCAACCCTTGGCGTAGCTGGCGATAACACACATAACGGTCAAATCCGTGCTGATGAGTTTCTCCCTGAACTGCGTGGCAAGAAAGCTATACGCAAGTATCGTGAGATGCGTGACAATGATAGTACCGTTGGTGCTGTTATGTATTCTGTTGAGCAAATCCTTCGTGATGTTGACTTGCACGTTAACCCTGTTGACGACAGTGATGCAGCTAAAGCGGAAGCTGACTTCGTTAAGAGCGTTCTTGATGACATGGATCATACCTTAGATGACCACATTGCAGAAGCCTTGTCGTTTCTGTCGTATGGCTTTGGTTGGTTCGAGGTTATCTACAAGAGACGTGTTGGCCCAACTGAACGCTCCGATAAGAAACACTCTAAATATACAGATGGTCGTATTGGTGTGCGTAAGATTGCAGCCCGTGCGCCTTGGACTATAAATAAGTTTGACGTAGATCAAAAGACTGGTGATGTTCTAGGTATTGAGCAGTCAGTCGGGCTTATGGCAAGTAAGAACTATATCCCACTTAATAAGTCCTTGTATTACCGAACTACCTCAATAAATGGTGATCCAAGTGGCCGTAGTATTCTTCGTAACGCTTATACTTCTTACGAGTACCTTAACAACTTACAGGCTATTGAGGCCATTGCGGTCGAACGAGAGTTGGCGGGTATTCCTGTCGCTCGTATTCCCGCTGAGTATCTTTCTGGGGACGCTTCTTCTGCTCAATCAGGGTTTGTACACAACTTGCAGCAAATCTTACGAGACGTTAAGTTCAACGAGCAAGGTTACATTATACTGCCTTCCGACACCTACCCCGATAAAGACGGAGCGCCTTCCTCCACTAGACTAGTTGACATTGAGCTTATGGCATCCAATGGTAAACGCAACATTGACATCAATCCAATCGTTAGTCGTTACCAGCATGACATTGCTCGTAGTGTCCTTTCTGAGTTTCTTCTGCTTGGTTCCTCTGGGGGTTCTTATGCTCTCTCCAAGTCGAAGACAGACCTGTTCCTCCGTGCGCTTGAGAGTTACATCCAAGCAATCGTTGACGTTCTCAACAAACAGTTGGTCGAGCGTCTTTGGCAGTTGAACGGTCTGAATTATGATCTGATGCCAACAATTACTGCTGGTGATGTAGCTCCACATGATCTTCGTGAAGTTGCAGCCTTCTTGCGTAACCTTAACGGCGCAAACATTGACGTTAGCAGTCATCCAGAGGTTGTTAAAGACCTTATGGACATCGCTGACTTGGAATACGACCCTGATGTTGGTCAGTCTACTACAGTTGAAGAGGAAGAATAACAATGGCAAGTCTAGCAAACGCAGTTCTTGACAATGGTTTGTCAACCTTGACGACAAACGGTACTCGTATCGACATCTGTTCTACTGAACCTACAACATACGCAGAAGCCACTTCTACCTATTCTTTAGGTAACGGTACAATCATTACAGCTTCTCCCACTGACCGTACTGGTGGTGGACGTGAGGTCACTGTAGCTGCTGTAGCTGATGCCACTGTTACAGGCACAGGGACAGCTAGTTTCTTTGCTATCACTAACGGTTCTGACACTCTGTATGTAACTGGTGATCTAACTACCGCTCAGTCTGTAACAACTGGTAACGCATTTTCTCTAGGGTCATTCACAGTCGGTATTCCTGACCCAGCATAAGGGGTCTAGGGTATGTCCAGCAGGATATTACAACAAGATAGTGACGCACTCTTAACGCAGAACAATGAGTTTCTCATCAATGAGAACTTTATTGCAGCTAACAGTATTGTCACGGGATCACCTGTAGTTGGTTCCACAAGTATAACCCAAGATCATAACATTGCCCCTACCAACATTTCCACTGGGGCTTCAGTTGTTAGCACTACGAGTATAACCCAAGACCACAGCCTGTCTACAGTAGGCGTCATATCTGGTCAGGTCGTTATATCTACAGCGGGTCTAATACAGAACCATTCGCTACAAGCTAATGATCTGGTCACTGGTAATCCCATAGTTCCCTCGGTGGATGCCACTGAGCTTGAGAACTTCACAGTTGCACCTGTCACCACGGGTACACCGACCGTAGGACAACCTAGCTTTGCTCAGGTTCATAACATCGGGTTAGCTGACGTAGTAACGTCTAGGCCCATCGTCCAGAGTGCTGATGATCCTAACGCAATAATCATAGCAGAGATTGAGGAAATACAACAGATGTTCGGAGGTTGGCAAAGACGTACATACGAAGTGCCTGACGGAAGGCTCGTACAAGCTGAACGTGAGATACAAGCCACCTTTGGTGATGTCGTCTCTATCGACAAGAAAGCTAAGTCCCTCATCAAGTTCGGTAAGTCAGCCGATCTCTCAGCGGATGGAACATCTACGGTATGGACAGTCGGTGGACATGAGGTCTACGTTAATGACAATCTGATTACCCACATATCTTCATCTTCCGCTGCTGATGTGTACGAAGTTTTACTGGAGTGTCACACTGTGTCTGGCACAGGACAGGACGCCAAGTTCAGTTTTCTGACACAGGCTGTTACTTTACAGGGTCAGACTAAGGTTGCACTTCCTACGCCAGTGGCTAGGGTATCTCAAGTCTTCAATAACAATGGCGTTGAGCTAGTGGGCCGTGTTACAGTATATGAAGATGTAGCTATCACTACTGGTGTCCCCAACGACCCAACTAAGATACACATTGACATTCCCGCTGGATTACAAGGTTCCTTTAAGGCCGCTACTACATTCAGTGATGATGACTACTATGTACTCACAGGGGGCTTTGGTTCAGTTAGCTTAAAGCAAAATGCAGCGGCAGACTTCTACCTTGAGGTCAGGGAAGTCGGTAAAGTATTTGTACAACGTGCTGCTGTAAGTGCTTCCTCTGGTGGCCCTTGGGATATTGACCTTGATCCAGCAGTTATCATCCCAAGGAACGCTGATGTTCGTATCACAGTAGAGACAGACACCAACAATGCTGTCGTATTTGGGGTATTCAAAGGTTATCTAGCAAAGGTTACAGGTTAATGAAAGTTGGTTCTAAAGTATCTTGGAATAGCTCAGGCGGAACTGCCCGTGGTATCGTCCGTGAAATCGTCCGTGACGGTAAAGTCTCAGGTATCCCAGTAAAGATCACAGGAACCAAAGAGGAACCTGCCGCTCGTATCGAGATCATTGATGATGAAGGTAAGCCAACAGGCACAATGGTAGGACACAAAGTTTCTACCCTCCGTAAAGCACAATACGCTAACGACATCTTCACTACTGAGCCTGAAGCTATCTCTCGTTCTATGGACTTAGGCATGGGTGGAGCTACTCACGTCTCTGAGTACGATGGACAGGCTGTGTACATGCCCGGTGAGAGCCACGAGGCGTACCTTTCGTTCTACGAAGGGGGTGAGCCTACCGAAGAGGCAGAAGAGCCATCAGTGAGCCGTATAGAGGCTCTCAGGGCCGTTGTAGCTGAGATACTAAAGACTGACTTTGCTAAAGCTGAGTATCAAGGCGAAACTGTCACTCTGAATAAGCCTCGTCGTATCAAAGGTGGCAACAAGAAGTTTGAGGTGTTCGTACAGGACGGTGGTAAGGTCAAACGGGTAGCTTTCGGTGATCCTAACATGGAAATCCGTAGGGACGATCCTAAAGCTCGTGCCAATTTCCGCTCCCGCCATTCCTGTGATACCAAGAAAGATAAGACAACGGCTGGCTACTGGTCATGTCGTATGTGGGAATCCAACACATCGGTGGGTGAAATGACAAAGAATATCGAAGGTAAAATCCTTAAGACTGACGACGAACAGCGTATGGTCTACGGATGGGCTTCTGTAGTTACAGAAAAAGGTGAAGCCGTTATTGATCGTCAGGGTGACGTTATCGAAGCTGGCACACTGGTAAAAGCCGTTAATGAATTTATGGAGCATGTGCGGGTCGGCAAGGCTATGCACGTTGGAGATCAGGTTGGCGTAGTTGTCCACTCTCTTCCTATCACTAAAGAAATTGGTGATGCTCTTGGTATCCAGTCTGATCGTGAAGGATGGGTTGTCGCTTACAAAGTATTCGATGATACCGTCTGGGCTATGGTCAAATCTGGTGAACTCGCTGCGTTCTCTATAGGTGGACGTGCTATTAAGGAGGAAATCTAACTTGCCTAATCTCCTGAAAAACTTGCACCTTGAAGAACTTTCCCTTGTGGATCGTCCAGCCAATGCACAAGCAATGGTCTCACTCTTCAAGCGTGACAATTCCGAAGAGGAAATTACGAAAATGAATGAAGATATGGAAGCCAAAGTAAAGGCGTACATGGATGACAAAGGCTGTGGACGTGGCGAGGCTATGAAAGCCCTCGGTTACGACATGGAAAAAGCTGATGAAGTTGTAACAGAAGAAGTTGCTGAGAAAGCTGCTCCCGAAGTTGAAGCTGTAGAAGCTCCTGAAATTGACGTTGAGGCACTTAAGGCTGACTTTGATCGTCTTACTGCTGAAAACCAACATCTCCGCAAAGGTCTGATTGACAACGGTTACGTTATTCGTGCTGACTCAATTGAGAAGAAAGCGGAAGAAGAAATGATGGACATCGACGGTGAGATGGTAGCTAAGAGCGACATCCCAGCCCCAGTCCTGAAAGCACTCGAAGCTGCTGCTGTAGCCAAGCGTGAACATGAAATCGAAAAGGCTGACCTTGAGTTGACAAAGAAAGCGGAAGAAGTTCTGCCACACTTTGAAACTGGTGCAGCTAAGTCACTTCTGAAATCATTCTCAGAAGATGAAGCAATTATGGTAATGCTCAAGGCCGCTGATGCAGCTTTTGAAGCCTCCATGCAAGAATTTGGTAAGTCCGATGTAGACGGTGAGTTCGCTACCTCTGCTGACAAACTGGATGCTCTCGTGAAGTCCTACATGGACGAAAACCAACTGAAAAAGAGTGAGTTCGCCAAGGCTTATGCTGCTGTAGCTAAGACCGACGAAGGCAAAGCACTCATCACTAAATCCTACAAAGGGGAATAACAATGGCCGTTATGCAGTCTCGTGATAACCGCACTTTCATCGCTGGGGAAGACCTTTCCGCAGCACAATTCAAATTCGTAACTCTAGAGTCCGATGGTCAAGTTGACTTGGCTGACGCTGCTGGTGAGAACGCCATTGGTGTATGTCTTGCTGGTGCTGCCGCTGGTGCTGCCGTGACCGTATGTGTCTCTGGCTCCGTCATGGTAGAAGCTGGTGGCGTTATTGCTGCTGGCGCTCAAGTTCAAACTGGTGCTGATGGTACTGCTTTGACTGCCGCCGCTGGTGATGTTGTTCTGGGTTACGCTCGTGAAGCTGGCGTAGACGGTCAGATCATCGAAATCGAAATGATCCAAGGCGGCAACGTAGCAGCCTAATCTAGCATTTAAAGGAATAATCTAATGCCACTTTTGACCCCATCTCAGGTACATATCGACCAGCCGTTGTCTAACTTGACACTGGCCTATGTACAAGAACAAACTAACTTTGTTGCTGACAAAGTATTCCCAACCGTAGGCGTTGCTCGTCAGTCTGACAAGTATTACATCTATGACCGTGCGAACATGAACCGCTCTGGTGACGTAAAGAAACTTGCGCCACGCACAGAAGTTAACCGCATCGGTATGGCAGTTTCTAACGCTGCTTATTATGCTGACGTTTATGGCCTCGGCATGGACTTCGATGAGCAAACTCTTGCTAACGAAGACGCAATGTTGGAAATCCGTTCCGCTGGCGCACAGACATTGACAACTCGCTTGTTGATCGACCGTGAAGAGCGTTTCGCTGACACATTCTTTAAGGCTGGCGTCTGGACTACAGACGTAACTCCTGCAAACCTGTGGTCTGACTACACTAACTCTACACCAATCTCTGATGTAACTACTGGTCGTCGCACCATGCAGTTGGCATCAGGTGGCTTCAAGCCAAACACAATGGTTGTTGGTAAAGAAGTTCGTGACATCTTGGTTAACCACCCAGACATCCTCGCTCGTTTGAACGGTGGCGCAACTGTAACAAACACAGCTTTGATTACAGATGCTAAACTGGCAGAAATCTTTGAAGTAGAGAACTTCTACGTCATGGAAGCTGTTAAGAACGGTGCTGCCGAAGGTCTGGCAGAAGCCAACGCCTTCATCGGTGGTAAGAACGCTCTGTTGGTACACACACCTCGTGCATCAGGTCTGATGACCCCTGCCGCTGGTCTGACATTCGCATGGAACTCAGTTCCCGGCGTAAACAACCTCGGTGTTACCGTTGAGTCCTTCTCTGACGATGCTCTTAAGCGTCAGCAAGTTGCAGAACACATCCAAGTTAAAATGGCTTATGACATGAAAGTCACAGGCGCTGACTTGGGTTACTTCTTCTCAGCCGTAATCGCCTAAGCGATAGATACTAAAGGTGTACCCTGAGCTTAACGGCTTGGGGTACAACCCAATATATAACAGAACATAACAGTATTCATATAATGGAGAGTCCCTATGCACCCCACATACTTGGGTTGGCAGGTCGATTGGCCTGTGTTTATCAAGATGCCTTTACTGGCGGATAATACGAATTGGAAACGTGGAGATCACTTTAACTGGGCAGAGCGAGGAATAGACCAAGACAAGGTTGCTACCCTATACGCCTCTGGTTACATTCACCACAACAAAGAACTAGAGGTTCAGAACAAGGTTGGAGATCGACTGTCTGAACTAGCTGGTAAAGACTTAGAGACCTTAGTGAACTTACTTAATGTCGAGGTAAACAAACGTACCTCCAGTAAGACAGAGTTTGAAGCTAAGAAGTGTAAGAAGTCTAAGATTGACGACAAGCAACGTGGTCTAATCAGACGCTTCCTTAATGTTAATCGCTGGATTACAGAAGACTTCTACGAAATACGAGATAAGGTTCTCGCAGACTAATAACAACGGAGACGACTTACATGGCATGGTCTTACGATCCTACAGACTTGGACACTACCACGGCCTCTGGTCGTCTCAACACAGTACGTCTTCTCATTGGAGACACTGACACAGTTGACCAACAGGTACAGAACGAAGAGATCACATTTGCCCTATCTGAGAATGGCAATAACGTCTACTACTCTGGTGCTTGGACTGCTCGTGTTATTTCCGCTAAATACTCCCGACAAGTAACGACACAACTAAGTGGTGCTTTGAGTGCTGACTATTCCGACTTAGCCAGACAGTATAAAGCACTAGCAGATGACCTAGAGTATCAAGGTAAGACCGCAGGTGCTTCGGTAGGTGTTTTAGCTGGTGGTATCACTAAGAGTGGTATTGAAGCTGTACGAGCTAACACTAACCGTATCGAAGGCTCATTCCGTAGAGATCGTTTTAAGAACCCACCAAGCTATCAAACACCTGAATACGAATAAGGAGTAAGATATGTCATTCCGCTCCTTTGACTTGCTAAACCTCGTAAGAGACTTTGGCTCAGATGTAACACTAAGGAAGACCAGTACGGCTGGAACCTATAACCCTGCTACTGGTGCAGTAGATGGTGCAGCTACCACTGACTATACCGTGAGTTCTTACTTCTTTAATTTCTCTGTGGGCCTCCCTATTGGTGACGAAGTTCGTCGTGGGTCTAGCCGCTGCATAATTCCAGCACTAGGTCTTGCTGTCGTCCCTGATGATGAAGACAAGGTTATCGGTCTTGGCAATACATACGAGATCGTGTCGGTACAAACCTTCTACAGTGATGGTGTTGCCATTTGCTATGTCTGCGAGGTTCGTGACTAATGAGTATTCAAGCCACGATGAACGCCTTTAAAGACAAGATAGAAAACAGGGTAGCTGATGAAGTTGAGCAAAAGTTTGACGAGATAGCTTCCTACGCAGTTTATGTTGCTGTCCCTGACCAGTCTATCGACACAGGCGCTTATGTAACCTCATTTTCCATTGGCCCTGCTGGTTTCGGTGGTGGACGTAGCAGAAGCTCAGACAACAAGCCCAAGAACCAGAACCCACAGGCCATGAAAGACCAAGCGTACTCTCAGCTTATTGGCGACATAGATCGTATAGACTTTAAGACAATGCTAGAGTCTGGTGATCCAAGGTTCACTCTTAAAAATCGTGCGCCTCACGCTAGGGATGTCGAGGATGGTGCTAACTGGAAACGCTCAGGCTACCATGTCTTCGCAAAGATTAGGAACCAGTTCGGATGAGTATTTATAATGACATTCGTGCCGCTCTTGAGAGCCACTTAGCTAACACCGCTGGACTACCCTCTGGAATAGCCTATGAGAACGTCTCATTTGAGCCTCAGACAGGCACTAGCTTCCTTAAGGTGTCCTTTGTCCCAACGTCTCGTAGACCCGCTGTACGAGGCTTAAATCCACAACAACGGTATCAAGGTGTCTTCCGTGTATTCTGCTACACACCCGAAGGTAATGGCCCCGCTACTGCTGATGATATAGCCAACAAGGTTATGACAGCCTTTGAAGCCACGACTGATATTTCTTTTACTAATGGTGAAGCTGAGACTTTCATAGTTTCCATTGACTACGCTGAGAGAGATAATGGCTTTGTAGATAGTCCGTGGTATTACACGGTAGTTAATATCGGCTGGTATATCTACTCATAAAGAAAGAACCACTATGACTAAAGCAAGTAAGAATTTTGTCTACTCAGGCAAGACATATCTCATCGGAGATGAGGTTCCCGCTAATGTAGCTACGGCTGTTGACCCTTCCTGCACGGAAAAGCCCAAAGCTAAGAAACCAACAAATACTAATACTATTCTTGAAGGAGAATAAACATGGCTTTTGCACAAGGTAGCCGTTCCAGTCTCGCATATATCGCAGAGACATCTTTCGGCACTACGCCATCCACACCTACTTTCGCTAACCTTCCGATTAACTCACACTCCTTGGACTTGACCAAAGACCGTGTTGAAGGTAATGAAATCCAAGCTGACCGTATGACACGAGTTGACCGTCATGGTAACAAGCAAGCTGGTGGCTCTATCGAAGTTGATCTTCGTAAGGGTGACTATGACGAGCTTCTGGAATCAGCCTTCTTTAACTCATACGCTACAAACGTCTTGAAGGTTGGAACTACACCTAAGTTCTTTACAATAGAAGATGCAGCTAACGACATTAGCCAGTTCCGTCTGTTCACAGGTATGGCAGTTTCTACAGCCAGTTTTTCTATCGCCCCTAACCAGATGGTTACAGCTACCTTCGACATGGTTGGCAAAGGCATGACACAGGCTGGTACAACAGGTTCCACTGGTGGTTCTCCAACACCTTCTACAACTAACTCACCTTTCGATAGCTACTCAGGTACTATCACAGATGGTGGCTCAGGTATTTCCATCGTGACTTCGATTGACTTTAGCCTCTCCAACTCTCTGGCCCCTACTTTCGTAGTTGGTGCTGACAATGCACAATCTCTTGAGTTTGGTAGTGCTGTCGTTGAAGGTACAATGACAGTTTACTACGAAGATGAAACACTCATCAACAAGTTCTTGAATGAAACTGAAAGCTCCATCAGTGTATCGGTTGACGATCCTACAGGTGCTAACACATACACATTCGACTTCCCACGAGTGAAATATAATGGTGCGTCTGTACCACTTCAAAACCCTCAGTCTCGTTTGATTACACTGCCATTCGTGGCTCTGTACGACACAACTGAGAATACAAACTTGAAGATGACACGCACAGCCTAATCCCTAGCTAGGGTAGAGTGGGGACTTCTGTCGGGTGAGGTTCCCACTCACTATAAATCACCCGACATAACCTCGACAACACATCAAAAGGAATCCCGATATGGACTTGATGAACATTGGTACTACTAAAGAAACTACAGATGTAACCCTGTACAACCCTGTTAACTCTGAAATCCTAACTAATGAGGATCGTTCAGAGATGACCATTACAGTACATGGGCCATACTCGAAGAAATACAAAACTATCTCTCACGCTCAACAGAACCGCCGCTTGATGAAAGCGCAACGGACTGGTGGTAAGCTCAACCTCACTGCTGAGGAAATTGAAGCATCCGCATTAGACCTTCTGGTTAAGTGCGTGAGTGGATGGAACATTACCCTTAGTGGTGAACAACCAGATTGCACAGAAGCTAAGGTACGAGAAGTGTTTGAAGCACTCCCTTGGGTTCGTGAGCAAGTGGATGCCGCTCTGGGTGATGCTCAGGCTTTTTTGGACAAGTAAGGGCTGAACTTGAGGAGTACGCTGAGTATTCCTTTAAGATGGGTAGGAAGGTCTCAGGTAGTAAAGGTAAAGCTACTGAGGCCGACCACCTAGCCCAAGTCGCCAAACAGTTAGGCAAAGAACTAGCAGAGATTGAACAAGCTAATGCTGATGCAATCTTCCCTGACGTAGCTTCCCACTTATGGTCTACCTTTATAGAACTACACGATGGTAGAACTTACGGTATGAGTGGCCCTAACCCAATATCTTACGACATCATTAAAGCATGGTGTGATATTACAGGTGTAGACCTTTCCCCTTGGGAAGTTACTATTATAAAGTCTCTGGACAACCTCTGGATTAAAACTACTGGCGAGGAAGCAAATGTCTGATCTTATTCAAATCCAATATGAAGTCGTTGACAAGGGTAAGTCTCTTAAAACGGCTCTTACTGGCGTTGAGAGAATGGAGAAGTCTCTAGCTAAGTTGTCTAAAGAGATAGTCTCTGGGACTGTGACTCAGGATCGTCAGAGGAAGGCGCTTATAGCTTACGGAAGAGAGCTAAAGAGACTGACTGGAATGACAGGTACTCAGGCTTACGGTGCTGTCGTCAAGTACAAGAACGCTTTGGTTAATCAGACTGTAGCTCAAAA